TGGGTGGGGTGATTGTATGGATATGGGGGTATAGGCCCTTAGAGGGCCGTGTAGAGGGCCGTGTAGAGGTTGTAAGATCTTTTCTTCCCGTGGGGTATAAATTCTTTGTCCGGTTGTGTGTCCAATATATCCTTTACATTATATGTATGCAGTTCCATCAAGGAACTGCTTATAAGATATAAATATATACTGACGGAGAGTTTAGGTGTCTCCTCGGCACAAGGACTTAGGTTCCGTTCTGTCGCCGGGTTGAGGGGTCGGTTGGTGGGTTCCTTTCTCCTCCTCGGTATGTATTTATATATACATAAAACTTACATAGTTTTATGTATAGTTTATCCATAGTTTTATATTTTGGTAACCCTTTCATACGGTGCACCATATATAAAAAATTTTTAAATTTCGGCGCTTCGCGCCGAGGGCCTATCGAAGGAGAAGGAATGGCAAATACCGCGAAAGATGTTTTGGCTGTCGCCAAGACGTTCGTTACTAGCAAGTTCAAAGAAGGTGCTAACAACAAGACCATGTTTGGCGACTGGTATGGCTTGCAGTATAATCCTTGGTGTGCCATGTTTGTTTCCTACTGCCTCAACAAGGGTGGCTCTGGCCACCTAATTGCTGGCGCTCAAGGCAAGAAGGGCTTTGCCTCCTGCACCTACGGCGTGCGGTTCTTCACCAAGAAGAAGCAGATTGTTAAAGTTAGCGCCGCCCAGCCCGGCGACATCGTGTTCTTTGACTGGGAAGGCAACGGGTCCCCAGATCACGTCGGCTTAGTTGTTTCCCACGATAAGACCAAGAAGACCCTCAAGACCATCGAGGGCAACACCTCTTCCGGCGTACGCGGATCCCAGTCTAATGGCGACGGAGTCTATGTTCGTACTCGTGGGTATGATGTGGTTTATGCTGTGGCTCGCCCAGCGTATGGAACCCCAGCCCCTACTGGCATCAAGAAGGTTGTTAAGAAAGTTGCGTTGGCCGTAAAGCCAGCCTCTAAGAAAGCAGGTAAGTAATGTCCGCTAAGAATGAAAAGTATGGCTCAAAGAAGACTAAGGCTGCTCACGAGAAGTCTGAGTCTAAGTCTGAACGCAAAATGGAGTACGGCTTTAAGAAGCCTGCATCTAAGGGCAAGAAGAAGTAAATGCCAGCAAAGAAAGATCCTCGTCTAGAGCGTGCTGGGGTGTCGGGCTTTAATCAGCCTAAGCGCACCCCTAAGCACCCAACCAAGTCGCACGTTGTTGTGGCTAAGGAAGGCGACCAGGTGAAGACTATTCGCTTTGGTCAGCAGGGTGTTTCTGGTTCACCAAAGAAGGCTGGAGAGTCTGCTGCGGACAAGAACCGTCGTGAAGCGTTTAAGGCGCGTCACGCTGATAACATTGCTAAAGGCAAAATGTCTGCGGCATATTGGGCTAACAAAGAGAAATGGTAACATATATGGATAAGTTAAAGGTATTGGTTTCTAAGCCATTCTGGGACGATGCGCTTGCACGCGCAATTAAGACTTTCTTCCAGACTGCATTGGCAGTTGTGGGTGCGGAAGTATTTAACGTTGTTGAAGTTGACTATGTTGGTATCGCGCAGGTTTCTGCGGGTGCTGCTATTGCCGCTATTGGTACTGCTATCGTAGTTGGGCTTGGCAATAAGATTGAAGAATCCGAAGTTGTGGAGCCTGACGCCGCGTCTGGTAACTAATGAGCGAAAGCAAACTCACGTCGGCTGAGTCTAAAACCGAAATTGTACGTTTAGTTGGTATCGGTAAAACCATCGGCGAGGCTTGTAAGATTGTTGGCAAGTCTCGTGCGACCTACGACTACTATCGTCGTACCGACGCTGAGTTTGCTAATGCTATTGACAACAAAAAGATTATGGCTGCTCGTGGTAAGAGCGATTCTCCTACCATCGAGGTGCCAGATTTTCCTGAGTTCTGTGAAAGATACTTGGGGCAAAAACTATTTTCTCACCAGTTACAGTGGTTTGACTTGCTACAGGGGCGAACACCTCGCGATATGCACCCATCGATGTTCTTTGAAAAGGGTGACGAAGATCTACTTATCGTGAACACTCCCCCAGGACACGCCAAGTCTACAACACTAACTGTAAACTACACCGTATGGCGTATTGTGCAGGATCCAAACGTTAAGATTGTGCTCGTCTCTAAGACTGAAAAACTTGCTGCGCAGTTCTTGCTTCAGGTTAAGAGCCGTCTTACGCACCAGAGTTACTCTGATTTACAGCGAGACTTTGCACCTCCGGGCGGCTGGCACAAGGATAGCGCGTCATGGAAGCAGAATCTTATTTATGTTTCCGGTAACGTGCGCAGCGGTGAAGCGAAGGACCCTACGGTTCAAGCGCTTGGTATGGGCGGCCAGTTGTATGGTGCTCGTGCTGACCTAATCATTCTTGATGACACGGTGGACAACGATAACGCTCACCAGTACGAAAAGCAAGTTCAGTGGATTCAGACTGAAGTTATGACCCGTCTTCCTGACGGTGGTAAACTTTTTGTTGTAGGCACACGCCTTACTCCACGCGATCTATATCTTGAGTTGCGCGATCCAAATCGCTATCATGGCGAAGACGTATCACCTTGGACTTATTTCTCACAGCCCGCTGTTCTTGAGTTTGCTGAAAAACTAGAAGACTGGGTTACCTTGTGGCCGTACACCGATGCGGCTTCGGGTCGTCACGTTACTCCTAATGCTGACGGCTTATATACAAAGTGGACTGGGCCTATCTTGGCTAAACGTCGCGGGCGTATGACGCCTTCTCGTTGGGCACGCGTGTTTCAGCAGGAGCAAGTAGCAGAAGATACGGTGTTTAAGCCGGAAGACATTAGCGCATCTCAACAGATGCGTTCTGCTGGTTTAATTCCTGACGATGATCAGATCGGTCGTACTGGCGGTATGTCTGGTTTGTATTTGGTTGCTGGTCTTGACCCTGCCGCGGTAGGGCATACGGCGGCCGTTTTGCTTGGTGTAGAACAACGCACTGGCAAACGTTATGTGATAGATGTCTTTAACAAGCCTGCGATTACTCCAGATGAGATGCGCTCGCTAATTAAAGATTGGACCGTGAAGTATTCCATTAACGAATGGCGTATTGAGCGTAACGCTTTCCAGAGGTTCTTGACTTTGGATAGTGAGATCAACCAGTTCTTGGCGGCTCGTGGTTGTATTCTCAATGAACACACAACTGGTAACAATAAAAACGATGAAAACTTTGGTGTTATGGCAATGGCTGGCTTGTTTAGCCAGCGCCTTATCATGCTGCCAAACAATCAAAGTGAAGCAGTAAAGGCAATGGTTGAGCAGTTGCTCACCTGGCAACCCGATGCACCTCGTGGTACCAAGACAGATATTGTTATGGCGCTGTGGTTTGCTGAGTTGCGTGCTTTGGAACTTGTCAATCGCAATGCTCGCAAGGGTTTATATACCACTTCCGAATTTACCACGCGTGGAGACCTCATGGAACGTCAAATCGTTCGTGCCTCCGATGCCGAATTTGCCACACCAAATGCTTGGTGGGGTAGTTAAGAAAGGTTAGCACACAATGCTAGATAATCAAAAGCCAATCAACCCAGAGTTGAAGAATCTTATCGATCGCTTTGCGCGTATTCGTGTACGCTTTACGCATCGAGATACCCGCATGGGCCAAGTTCAGGCTATCCGTGCCGGTAAGATGTCAGAGGTAGCACCAGATCTGTTCCCGCAGTCTGGCCCATGGCAGGAACCTATTGTCGCTAACATGATCGATGTCGCTGCACGCGACATGGGCGAAATGATTGCGCCACTTCCAAGTTTTAACTGCACCTCTCCAACAATGACTACAGACCGCGAGCGCGAACGCGCAAGCCTAAAGACTAAAGTTGCGCTAGGATATGCGGTAAACTCCAACCTACAGGTGCAGATGCTTAGCGCTGGAGACCAGTACGTTACTTACGGCTTCCTTCCTATGCGCGTTGAGATCGACTATGACTCTCAGATGCCCGTTATTCGCACCATTGACCCGATTGGTACATACCCAGAGCAGGATCGTTTTAATCGACTGATCGGTTTCTGGCAGCGTACCGTCATTAGTCGCGATGAACTTATGGCGCAATACCCTGAGTTTGCATCAGACATTAAGGAGGCCAACGGAGTATTCGGTGGCCAGACCCTAGAACTTATTTTCCACCACGACAAGAACTTTGATACCGTTTTCATTAACGCTGCAAAGCCAGTTATGCTAAGTCGTATCCCTAACCCACTGGGTAAGGTAATGATCCGCATTGCTCAGCGCCCAGGTATCAGCAACATTCCACGCGGTCAGTTTGATGACGTTATCTTTGTGCAGTTGGCTAAGGCTCGCTTCGCATTGCTAGCGCTACAGGCCGCGCACAAGACCGTTACCGCACCGCTAGTTGTGCCAAGCGACGTGCCAGAGATCCCTCAGGGTCCTGACGCTACCATTCGTACTAACAACCCTGCCGGTGTTCGTCGTGTACCTTTGGACATTT